CCTGCCGTAATGCCGGTGCCGCTGATGGTCATGCCGATCAGAAGCGGGCCATTGGAGGCAGTAGAAACGATCAGGGTGTTACCAGCCGTGCCCGAAGTGCCGTTGGAAATGTAGCCGGACACCGAAGTGTAGCTATCAAGCCCAACAAGCCCCGCACCACCGTTCGTATCCACTGCACCCGTGTCAGATCGCGTGATGGAAGGAATGATGGCCACACCAGTGGTCGTGGAGGCCGCGCTGACCAGAGTCATCGCGGTGCCGCCCACCGTAGCCGCCGAAGCCGCAATGGCCGTGGCAGACAACGTGTAGGGCACCACGCTCAACGTGGTGACGTTATCCACACCATACCACCCATAGTCGGGGGCGGACTGCGCCTCCCCCGTCACGTAGGTGAAGGGAAGGCGCGGATCCAAGATAGCCGTGCCGCCCCAGAAAAGGGACGACCCTAGATCCGGGTTGTATTCCGCGCCAGCGTAAGGCGACTGGCCGAATACAACGAGCGGACCCGAAAAGGCGGTAATGGTCATGTGGCCTTGTCCTTACGAAGTGGGGAACGACCCGTAGATCGAGCGCCAGTTGTAATAGCCGAACGAGTAACGCTCGTAGCCCTTCACCAGCAGGTTATCAGTCACGAAATCGACCTGCATATCGGTTTCAAAGCCGATGCGCTCCATGTAGGAGAGGCCGTCGATGTTCGTAAGCAAGAACCACGCATAGGCCGAGGTCAAGAAGTCGTTGACCATGTAGCCTTCCGAAAGGCCGCCGGCAGTCGTGAGGATCGCGTTCACGTCGTTGTCGGCAGTGCCGGGGCGCAACTCGGTCTTCAAGAGACGAATCGCAACGGGCTCAAGGGCGGGCGGGATCACCAGTTTGCGGCCACGGGCAAAGATCTTCAAACCAGCCTGATCTTTGAAGTTGGTGCGGATGGCAATCATCGAGTTCAGCAGCGTGGCCTCGTTGAGGTCAACCTGCGTCGTCGGGGTGTTTGCCACGGTCGCGCCGTCAATCGGGTGGGTGGTGGCGCAAAGGGCCACACCGTCGCCGCCGACGTTCGCGTTGTAAGTGGTCGCCGTGTTCAGCAGGTTGGCGCCGTAGATTTCCTTGGTCTGATGGAAGCTTTCGATCAGGCCCAGGTTCGACGGGTGGAACTGCGTCTTGTAGAGGTTGTCGTCAATGGCTTTGCGAGTGATCGCATAACCAAGGCCGATTTCCGTATGTTCCTGGTTGTAAACGTAACGCTCACCGGCGCCGTTGTCGAAAGCGGTCTGNCCGCCTTCAGTNTTCAACTGGGCAAGACCCAGGAAGCGGAGTTCCGCCGTGCGCTCAAGCGCCAGCTTCGAATCGTGCTTCGTGAAGATNTTGTCGTACTGCGCCGGGATCATCTCATACTTGCCTTCGATACCACGAAGGCCCGGCAGGAGAAGGTCTTTGATAGCAGAAAGATTAACAGCCATTGTTCCCTACTCCCTTAGATGCCGCTAAACTGCTTGAGCGCAGCGTTGTTGAACGCCACGACAATGCGGTTGTAGGCAGAGGTGAAATCGTTGCCGTTGATGCTCTGGAGCGGGTTGGACCCGTCCGGGGTGTAGTTCAACAGACCAATGATGCGGAACGGCAGAAGCTGGTTCGAGGCAGCGCCCACCGGGGAGTTGGCCGTCAGCGTATACTGATCAGCGTAAGAACCCGAGAGGCCGTTGGCAGTGTTGCCGGTGCCGATTGCAAAACCGATGTTGTTGCCAATGGTCGAGAAGCCCACGGCAGTCGCGGTCGTGTTGCTGTTGGCCGTCTGGACGTTGAACTGAGCGTTCGAATCGTCAATGACGTAAGCAGTCACGGCGGCGGAAGTATTGGCGTCCGAGCCCGGCCAGTAGTTCGACCAAGTGGTGCGCTTCTGGGCAACCGACAGGTATTTGCAGCCAACGAAAATGCCAGCAATCGGGGTGTAGACCGTGGCAGTCGTGGGGCCGGTCAACGTGCTGCTGAAAGCGCCCGTGACGTTGAAGGTTGCCGTGGTGGTGGTCGATGCGGTGATAAGGAACGCACCGTTGAAACCGCCGCCCGTGGCAAACGAAGTGCCGGTAAGCACCAGAGCCGAACCAACCGGCGGGGCCGTGGTCGCGGTAAAGGTGGCAACCGCAACGCCAGCAGTGACCACAATGCCGGAAACGGTCAGCGCCTGGGGCGCAGCCGCCTGGGCAATGTAACCGGTGCCAAGGCCCGTGGTGCCAGTCGCCTGAACAACCGGATCGCCAAAGTAAATCGGCGTGGTATTGGTAGCCGCAATAGCCATCTGGACCTGCTCGTAAGTCGGCACACTGCCGGTTCCAGAGTACTGCGAAAATCCGTTCGGGGCGTTGGTGTTCGCCATGACGGGTTCTCCTTCATAAAAGGAGTCTCCAATCATCGCGCACCGGGGCGATGGGAAACCGGGGAATATTAAGCCGCCACCCACCGAGGGCGGCGTTGGGAAACATAGTCCCGTGTCGGAACCATATATCATAACATTAAAAAAGAAAAGGGCCGCTTTTTGGCGACCCTTTATTTNATTTAGGCGTCAGGNGGCACGGGAATCGGCTCATAACTACGNTTGATCTTGGCCGCTACTCGCGGATCGCCCCGATCAAACTGCCCTTGAGGCGCTTCATTCAACTGCTGCTCTTTCATGCGCATCTGCTGGCGCGCTTTGCGCTTCTCAATGTCTTTTGCTTCTTCCGTCAATTCCAGCGGGCGCTCCATCAGAATCTGCCCATCACGCTCAATCGTCGTGTGCTTGCCGCCCGTGGGCATCATGTGCGGCATGCGTTCCGCCGGGACCGGATCCCAACCCTTGCGGGCCAAGGAAATCTGATAGGCCGGGTCTTCCTGGCCCAGAACGGACTTGCGCTTCCACTCGTATGACCAACCCGGCGGGACGTCACGCGGATCAATGTAATACTTGTCGTCACCTTCATCCAAAGAACCAATGTTCCCACGGATTTCGGCGGCACGCTTGGCCGCACGAACACGCGGGTCTTCCTCACGCATGGCCGGCCGCATGGCCACACGCATATCGTCACGCGGAGCAGGCGCCGCCTCAATTTCGACGGTTGCCGGGTCAATGTTGGCCTGTTCCATGGCCGACTTCAAAACGCTCATAGGGCGACGCCCACGGCGCATCGGGACTGGTTTGTCACTCATGGTCTATTCCCTCAGTGCATTTTGTTTTTAGTGTCGCGCTGAATACGCAATTTTTCGCGCGCATAATCTTCCGGCGTCATCTTCATGTTCAACGCCATCTCATGCTCTGCCGCAGACAGGCGCATGCGCCCAGGCGTCATAGGAGCCCCCACAGGGGTTCGGCTGACGGGCGCGGCAGCAGGAGATGAACGGCGCTGGACGGGCGCAGACGCCTCGGAAAGCGGGGTATCAACGCCGTCTGTGGTTGTGCCTCGGTTGCTGATATCAAGCACACGCTCAACGCGGGCAAAATAGGCGTCACTGTCAGGCTCCAGGCCGGAGTTAACCGCAAGGTTGTGCGCCGCCGCCATCTGCTGAAACATCCGCTGATCACGGGCATACTCAGGATGCGCCCGAACCCACGCCGCTGAGCGGGGCGTAAGCTGCGTTGCAAGCGCCTCAACCGGGTCAGCGGGGCGCTGCGGCGGCAATTGGGGTCGTGGGGCCTGCTCCATCTGCTGCTTGCCCAACGCAAGCTGCTCTAGCTTGTAGCGGTTGGACGCCGCAGCCTCTTGGATTTCCGTGGCGGCATCAAAATCACCGGCAGCCATCGCCTGGGCAATGCGCTGCTTGTAAATCTCGGCGTTTTGCTGCGCCGTTTGAATCGCAGTGTTCACAAGGTGCAAATTGACGTTCGAAACCTCGTTTTGCGACTGGAAAGCGTAAACTTGCGCTTGCCGTTCACGATCTTCAGCCACCTGCCGAGCATATTTTTCGGATTCAAGCTGATTACGCAATTGCGCGACAGCATCTGCAACGTCGTCAGACGATCCTGATACCTCAACCTCAATGTCGGGCGTCTTTGCCGGCTCATCGGCCTTCAATTCAACGTCAATCGCCGTCGGATTTTCTTTTTCAGACATTTTTTGCCTCCTTACCAAACGTGATCAGGATGAGAAACGCGCCCGCGCACGTTCACGTCGTCAAGAATGCGGCACAGCACGGTTTCGGGGGTCTTGTGCANCGTAATGCTCCAACCGTCGGACGGTCGGAAGAACACCCAGTCGCCAACATCAACTTCGATGCCGTCAAACCACGAATTGGTGGGGTCAACGAAGGCCGCCGGGCCTTTCTTGACTACCAAACCAACCTTGCCCTGGATTTCGTCTTCCTTGCGGGTCTGGTTGGTGAGGTAAATACCGCTCTTGGTCTTTTCCGGGCGGACATACACCGCCACCAGCACTTGATTTTGGAACAATTCAACGTCGTCAAGGTTGCCCAGTTTGTCTTTCAAGTCCTGGGCCGGTTCCTTGTCGTGCATCATAATCATGGGCGGCATAAAAACTCCTATGGTTCTCGCTCTTTGCCGTCGCAAATAGACTTTGCCTCATCGCAAAGTTCTAGCGCGGCCTCAAGGCCAGATACTTGACCGACCCTGCGCTTATATTCTGGGAAATCTGCCACCCCATGTCCATAAGCAAGTTCGTCTTTTATAAACGTAAGTTTTTCGGCAATAAGGCGCCGCAATTCATAGTCAAATCTACTGCTATAATTGAGCAAAATATTCTCCATTAAACGGAAAAGGCGGCGGGTTTTTGCCCGCCGCCCAGTTTATCCGGCTGCTTACGGGCCGTATTCCTTGATTTTCTCAAGGCGCCCTTTGCCGCCGCCGCCGCCGTATTCCATGTTCGGGTAACTAGCCCGACCGCCGCGCTTGTACGGCCCAGGAGGAGGCAATGGCCGCCCGTCAGGACCAACCGGCGGGCCTTGCTGCGGGCCTGGACCAGGAGGCGGGCCAGGAGGCGGGCCAGGAGGCGGACCCTGCTGCGGACCCGGAGGCGGGCCACCAGGGCCGCCTTGGGGAGGAGGCGCAGGCGGCATGTTCTGCTGGAACGGAGGACGCGGCGACATACCCGGAGGGCCATTATCGCCCTGGGGCGCGCTGCCACCACGGTCATTGATGATGATCTTGACCAGACCACCGCTCTTGCGCGCCAACCGGCCGCCTGCGGGGCGCGTGCCCTCTTCGCGGCCATCGGACACGCTCAAAGCGCCGCCGTGCTTCTTGCCCATCCGGCCGCCCATGCACCGATGGCAGCGGCACGACGAGTGGTGGATTTCGGTTTCGCCGCCTTTGGCTTTGCCCGTCCGCGCTTCCGGCTTCACCATGCGCTTTACAAGGGCGCGGTCAGCGGCCTCGTCGTCGTGCATGGTGCGGCCGCCGCGCTTGAAGCCGCCTGGGTTGCCGCCGGTCAAACCGCCGGCCATAGAAGCCAAGTTGTTGCCCAACCAAGATGCTTGTGTGTAAGGCATCGACTGTTGCTGCAAAGCCTGCGTTTGAGAAGCACCGCCCATGCCGGCTAGGCCCTGGGCCGCTGATTGCCCCTGGTTGAATGCCTGTTGGCCCAAACCGCCCTGGCCCTGGCCGCCCATGCCAGCCTGATTGTAATTCTGAGCCGCATTCATGGCATTTGTAGCTGCGCCCAGGCCGTAAGCGCCCATGCCGCCCTGGCCCATGCCGGTTAGGCCCTGGCCCAGGGCTGCCTGCTGTTGGGCAGTCGTTGCGCCCTGCCCATACATCTGGTTGCCAATGCCGCCCTGGCCCTGAGCGGCATTCATGGCTTGGTTATAGTTCTGGTTGACCGCCGCAGGTAGCCCGGCCGCCGTTTGAGCGCCCTGCCCAAACATCTGGTTGCCCATGCTAGCGTAGCCCTGGGCCGCTGGCTGCTGCTGGGCAGGCGCCGCCTGCATAGCGGGAGGCGAATAAGCCACCGGAGCCTGCTGCTGGGCCTGCTGCGGAGGCGGAACGTTGGGATGCTGGGGTTGGGAACGCGCGGCGCGATAGGCGTCCATTTGCGTTTGAAGTTTCTGCCTATTTGCGTCGTTGAACATCCCCTGCGGCCCAAACTGAGCGTGCTGCGCCATCGGTTGTGCCTGCTGCGCCATGGGCTGGGCCTGCTGCGCGTAGCCCTGCTGGCCCATCCCGCCCTGCGCGGCGGCCATGCCTTGACCATACATCTGGTGGCCCATGCCAGCCAATTGTGAGGCGTTCATGGGCGCACTCATACCACCGCCCATAGCACCGCCGCCAAACTTCTTGGTGCGGCCGCCCTTCTTCATCGGGGGCGCGCCAGCGCCAGCAGCGCGGGCCTTCAGCAGCGCCGCAACGCGCGGATCCACGCCAGCGGAAGCGCCCTGCGCCGCCGCCATCTTGGCGCGGATGAGCGCCGCAATGCGCGGATCAACGGCAGGCGCGGCGGCAGGAGCACCACGCCCCGCCATCATCTTGGCGCGAAGCAGCGCCGCAACGCGGGGATCAACGCCGCCAGCGCCCATCATTGGACCACCATCCATCTTCTTAGTGCGCCCGCCAGCTTTCATGCCGCCAACGTGCTTCGGGCCGTCGCGGTATTCGTTGGCCTTCTTCTTGTCGGCGTTAATGAACCGATCAACCGGCGGCATCTCGGCTTTGCCGCCAGCCTTGCGCGGCTTGCGATCAGCGCGCACTTCGGCCTTCTCGCCCTCGGCATGGCCCAGGTGGTGCTTAAGCTTCACCTTCACCTTGCCGCCGCGCTTATACTGGCGCTTGGAAATGGGCCGCATGCCGGTCTGGACGCCCGCGCCCTCATCAGTGGGCTCAGTCCACCCAGAGGCGTCCACAGCGCCCTTGTGGGGCTCTGCAAGGCGGTGGGCTTTGCTCTTGAGCGCCCGGCGGGCGTTCTTGGAGGCTTCAGACATGGCAGTGGTTCTCCTTACCGGCGGGGCGGCGTGTGATTACGGACGACAGACAAAGCGTGGTCGATATTATCATAATGACCATCAAGCCCCGGCATTCCAATTTCACGCATAGCGCGGGCCAGGGGGTGTTCATGCGCGGGGTGGATGGTGCCGCCGGTTGCAGCGTGCTGCATGGCATTGATGACGTCTTGATGCGTCGTCTGCTGGTTGCCAACCTTGTCCCACACCGAGTGGTGGGCAAGGTGCTGGTAATACGGCGCCAGTTCTTCAGGCGTCTTAAACGCCATTGCCTGCTGCCGGGACGCAAGGCGGTCTACAGATTCGCTCCCCGCTCGGGCAAGAAGCGCCTTAGCCTCACCGGTAGGGCGCCCCGTGTGCAGGATGACTTGCCGCGCGTCGAGGGTGGGTTGATCGCCCCGCCCCAGCAAGGAGGCCATAAACCCCGCCTTAGCGTTGCCAATGCCATGGACGCCCTTAATAAAGCCCCGCCATTCTTCGGGCGTGCTTTTGTTCTGCATGGCGCGGGAAACCATGTCAGACACTGGCGCCGCATGCTGCGGCAGGTTTTCAGCTGCCCACGGTAGCGCCTGAGCCTCGGTTGCGAGGCCAAACGGCTTCATTATCTTGGAAGCATCAGCCACGGCTTCATGGTCAACGCGGCCACGCTCGGCGGCGTCAAGATACCGCTGCCCCATAGGAGAATGCAGCCACTCGCCAAACGCGCCCTCTGGCCGCACGTCGCCGGTAAACCCAGGAGGCAAGATAAGCCCTGCGGCACGCGCCTTGTCTGCCGTGCGAGACTCGCGCTGAATGCTCGACCGCGTGATGGTGTAGGCCTTGATCAGGTCACGCGGAGATAGGCCCTGAGTTGAAGCCCGGCGCGCGGTGTCGTCCATGAACTTACCAAAGTCCGCCACATGGGACGGAATTTCGCTCATGCCGCCAAGTTCTTCGTGGACCTTAGATAGCGGGCGCCAGTCAAACCCGGTCATTTTTTTGCTGGGAGGATCTTGGTAATTGGAAACATTGCTTGGCGCACCGCCCTCACGGTAGCCCTGCACCCCCGGCAGCAGCGAGGCCGGGTGAACCCGCTCCCCCTCATCCTTGCCCGGCATGGGGCCAATGGCGCGCTCCAAGCCTTTGGCAATGAGAGCCGCACGGCGGATGGCTTTCGAGGGATCGTCGATCATTGCTTGCGCCCTTTACCACCAAACCCAGGCCCCTCGGCCTTCTTCACAAACGGCTGCGCCACCGCCGCGTTCTCGGGGTGCAGCACAAGATCGCGGGCCATCTCTAGAAGCTGAACCTTCTCCCGGCTTTCGCGGTCGGCGGCGCGGTTCCTGTCTTCCTGCGCCACATCGGCGCCCTGAACGTGCAACTGCTGCTGCTTGGACTGCGCGTCCATCAAACGCGCTTGAGCCGTTATCATGTCGGCTTGTGTGTCTGCCGGCGGCGGATCGCCACGGTTCATTTGAGCAATCTCGGCCTGCATGCGACCGGCGTCGATTTGCACTTGAGCCTGCTTCGTTTGCGCGTCCATCATCTTCGCTTGGGCCAGCAGCTTGTCCACCTCGGTGTCCACCTGTTTTTCCGCGCCCGGCGGGCCCGCTTGCGCCTGGGCGCCAAGGTGCTGCGCTTCTGCCTGGGCCTTGGCAGAGTTGGCCTGCGCCAACATTGTTCGGGCGTCGGCGTCCTGCTTTTTGATCTGAAGTTCCGCAATCGCTTTTTGCATTTCCGGCGGCGGGACGTTCTGCGCCTCGGGCGGCGCCATGAATTGCTCGGGGTTCGACCAGCCAAGCGCCTGCAACGCTGCCTTGTCGATGGCGATGGCATTGTAAAGCGCAGGCTGCGCGGCTTGGAGTTGCTTGAGCATGGCAATCTTCATGATGCGCTGACCATGCGAGGCGGTGTTCGGATCGGCCTGGGGAACCAACTCAACCGCTTCCAGGGCCTTCAGGAACGTCTGCTCATCCCAGTCATTGGCAGGGCGGCGATTGCGTTCCCAGAAACTCTTGGGGTGCTCGCGGAAGCAATTTACCAGCAGCGCAATCTCCTGCGCCTGGGCCGCATGCATGCGCTTGTGAACGGCGTTCAACACCTTTGTGGCCTGTTCGATCTGTGCCAGCGTGGTGCCCACGGGCGCGTCTGCGCGGCCCTCTCCAACCTGCTGTTCAGACGTTCCACCAATCCGCATGCCCGTCTCTGCCATATCGGTCACAAGCGCCATGAGCGCCTGGGACGGCTCTTTGTAAGGCAGCGGCATGATCGCCTGATTGATCGGCATGCCGCCCGTCTTGACCGGCGCGCCGCCGCCCGGCGGAACGCGGAAGATATTGGTGTTCTGCCGCGCGCCCGTATCGGCAAACAAAAAGCCGGGGAAATTGGAATACATGCCCGCATCGAGCAACTCACGCCACGCCGCCGTGATGGCGTTGGTGGTGTTGCCGAGAATGTGCAGCAATCCAATGTCATAGAAGCCAAGACCGGGAACAAACGTATACTTGACAAACGTAGTCCGCGCTTCCGGCAGTTCTTTGGTATCTTCATCGTAATTGCGGACGATGCTTAGGATTTGCTTTGACGAAACGTCAATGGTTACGCGGTATGGTATCTCAAGGCCGCTGTGCGCGCCTTTGTGCTTGTGCTCGAAGCCCGCAATGTCGAGTTCGCAGTAGCACTCATAAATCTCGCGGTCGCGGTCCTGCGGCCGCCGGGCTTCGTTCGAAATGCCCTGCTGCGCGTTCTTGATTTCTTTGACCGCGTCGGTTTTGGGCTGGTGGGCCTGCGATAGATCGAGGTCACGATAAACGCCCAGGATCTGCATGCGCTTGACCGTCGAGGCGCGCATCATAATGCGGTGCGTGACGCGCTTGGCGTTCTGCAAATCCGTTGCGGCTTGGTTGACAATCAGGTCGTCAGCGTCAACCGATTCGCTAGCGGGCCGGTTTCGCAGCGGGCAGTAATACACCTTTTTGAATGCCGTGCCGCCGAAGCCAAGCAACAGCAGCATCCGATCAGTGTCCGGGTAATACTCTGTCGCCGTGGAAGTGAGGAAATGATTGAGGTCTTTCTCAAGAGCGTCGGCGAGGCGGTCCTCATCGGCCACCGTGCCGTTGCCGTCGTCCCTGATTTTCACCGGTCCATCGGTCGGCAGGAGTTCACTCCGGGCGTTAGCTTGAAAACGCAGCACAGCCTCCAGCAGGAGCGGGTGACGCACGCGGCTCATGCCCTCTACCGGCGCGCCGTCAGTGGCACCCTGAAGCCCTGGCAACTCAATCTTGAGGCCCATTAACTTGATGCCCTGGGCGCGGTCCTCAATCCACTCCTCGCGCGTCTCCCGGTCGTCCTCGACGCCGCGCAACAGGTCTTCGGCAATGCGGGCCAGTTCTGCCTCGTCAACGTCCTCGGCTAAATTGTCGAACCAACCAGACGGGCCTTTGCGCTCGGGTTCGTCGAGCGGCTTGCCGTTCAGCGAGACCGTAACGCCGCCGTCGCCGTGGTCAATTCGGATTACCGCGCCCGCGTCATCGTATTCCGCCGTGTCACCGGTGTCCTCGTCGTCGTCGCTGTCACCGTGGCCCATGACAACGGAAACCGGGCCTGGACCCTTTTTGGGTTCCGGCGGCTGAAGACGAATATGGGGCACAAGGCCGGGAACCAACGGCATATTTAACCCTCTGCGACTTCTTCGACAAAACGGCGCAAGCCCTCTTGCGCGGCGACATTATCATCGACGGCTTCTACAGTA